GAGACCACAACGCGCTCAAGAAGGCAGAAGCCAAGGCGCTCTTCTCCTACGAGAAGGACGTGCGACTCTTCCTGGCTTCCGGTGCCGGCGGCTACGGACTCGACCTTCCGGAGGCCCGCATCCTCATCAACTACGACCAGCGCGACTCAGCCGGCGCACAGGACCAGCAGGACACCCGACACGTCCGCGCCTCAAGCCTGCACGAGACGGTCCAGGTGATCGACTTCATGGTGGCCGGCACGGTGGAGGAGCGACGCAGCCAGCGCCGCGAGTTCAAGTCCCGCACGGCATCCGCCATCCTCGACGGCCGCGGTGCCGACGCCGACGGCCGCGTCGTCAACGACGTGGAGACACTCCGGGAGAACCTGGAGCGCTCCCTGCGTCAGTTCTCGCCGGCGGCCTGAGCTTCCAGAGCAGCCCGAGCCCGTTGGTACCAGTCGGACGGGACCAGGGCGGCCACCTCTTTGCCGTGCCGGGTGATGACCGTGATCTGGTCGTCCTTCACCGCAGCGTCGATGTGGTCCCGCAGGTTGTCGCGCGCCTGCTGCACGCCAACGGTCTCGATCTTCCCCATGTCGGTAGCGTACCGGCCTGGCAGTTCTGTAAGGTCTGGAAGGTCTGATAGTCACTCAGCTCCAGACGACACGTACTCGCACACGAAAAGACGGCCCTGGGCGCGCACCCAGAGCCGTCGGAGACAGGAGCCGTAACTCCCATGAAGAACCCTATCCGCCGCAGGCCGAAGCCCGAGGCCAAGAAGCAGGCCAGAGTCCCTGGCGAGCGCTTCACGGTCTACTTCGTCATGACGATGACCGTGTCGGCCATCCTCCTGGCGTTCCTCTTCGACTTCGGCAACGTGTGGGCGCTCGCGGCCCGGCTCGGTGTCCCCGAGCACGTCCAGGCCCTCGTCGCCCCGGCCGTCAGCCTCTCCTACCTCGGCCTCATGGTCGGCCAGCAGTACCTCGGACTGCGCGGCTGGAGCGACGCCGAACTCCGCCGGCCGCGGATCTGGCTCGGCCTCATGGGTGTCATGACCTATGGCCTCAACTGCGCCGACGCCTTCATGCGCCGCGCCTACGGCGAGGGCCTCTTCGACGCCGTGATGCCCACGCTCCTGCTGATCTGGGGCGAGATCGGGCCCTGGCTCATGCGGCAGGTCCACTTCGCCCGAACCGAGTACGTCGAGAACCAGACCGCTCCGCAGCCGGCTGAGGACGACGGCCGCGTGGACGACCTGGAGCGCACCGTGGAGGAGCTGCTCGCGGAGTTCATGGCCAAGGACTTCGAGGCGGGGGTGCGCAAGAGGGGCGGCCGACGGGAGTCCAAGCTGCGGCCCACGGCGCGCGAGTTCATCAAGCAGTGGCTGGCTGCCGGCAAGACGTACGACGACCACCCTGCCGCGGCGTGGCACAAGGCGCTGATCGCCGAGATGGGCGAGGACGAGGCTCCGACGGTGGTCCGGTGCCGGCAGATCATGCGGGACGAGTTCCCGGTGATCGAGGGTGAATGGAAGGCCGCCAAGACCGACAAGGACAGCGTGGATGAGCGGATCGGCGAGATGGAGGAGGCGCTGACCGCCTGACATCCCAGGGGCCCCGGTGGACGCACGAGCCACCGGGGCTTCCTGCTGTCCAGTAACTTGATGCACAACTTGTTCTTCAACTTGTTCCTCAAGAGTGTTAGTCTGTGATCAGTCGCCAGGGCGCGCCCTCGATCTGCGGTGGTCTGTTGTTACCGCGCAGTCAGCCGCCCTGGCGACGTTGTCCCTACACGTACTTGAGGAGACGGCGTGGATTTCTCTGACGCCCCGGCAGAGTCGGCTCTGAACGCGAACACGCCGGAATCCGGATTCGAACGCAAGGCTGCCCAGTGGGCCGTGATCAAGCACCGCGTCGACACCCAGACGTCGCTGCTGAACAAGCTCCGCGACGACATGACCGCCGACCTGCGAGAGGTCGGCATCCAGGACGAGAAGGGCAGCTACATCATCGAGCTGCCCCGCCCGCTGCGCGTCGGGGACAAGCCCTTCAAGGGCATGAAGCTGGAGCGGTACACCACCCAGGGGCTGGACGAGGACGAAGCCGAAGGCATCGCCCGTGACGTCGACACCGCGGCCGTCAACAGCGGCACCGACCCCGTCGTCTACGAGCGACTCTTCCCGATGGTCCGCCAGTTCGACCCCCAGGAGGCGTACGTCCTGTACCAGGAGGGCCTCCTGACGGACGAGCACATGGAGCGGATCTTCCCGGAGAAGGAAGGCTTTCGGTTCAAGCGGGTGGACGCATGAGGGACTGGGACAGCGAGTTCGCCAGCATCGCCGACCAGCCGCCGACACAGTTCTACCCCGGCTCCACCCGACGCATCTCGCGCCTGCCCGTGCGCACACAAGCCGACCTCCGCTCGGACACGGTCGCGCAACTCGACCCGGACCGCTGGGACGCCAAGCCGCAGGTCAAGCCTTTCGCCGGCGGCTACCGCGAGTTCTTCGGCATCGGCGACCTCGCCAAGGCGCTGCGGCGTGACGCCGTGACGATCCGCAAGTGGGAGGCCGGCGGGGTCATCCCGAAGGCCACCTACGTCATCAGCGGCAAGACCGCCAACGGCAACCGCCGCCTCTACACCCGCGACCAGATCAACGTCATGGTCCGCATCGCGGAAGAGGAAGGGCTGTTCGACGGCGATCCCCGAGGCATCCGCATCACGGACACCCGGTTCACCGCGCGTGTCACGGAAGCGTTCGAGCAGCTCAGGCAGAAGGAGGCGGCGGCGTGAAGCCGGTCGTGGAGTACGAGAAGACCGTCACCGAGCGCTTCAACCTCGGCTCCTACGAGCACATCGAGGTGACCGCTCGGGTCAAGTCGACGGACCCGCGCGTCCTGGACGACGCCATCGACGAACTGCTGGAGCGCGAGCGGCGGATGGCGGCCGAACTCACCACCGAGGACAACTCCTTCGCGCACGTCCACCCCGCCATCACCGACGACGAGGACTGATATGGCCCGAGCCGAACTCGACGACATCTTCGAGGAAGACGCACCCACCACCCGCCGAGCCGGCCGCAGCCGGCGAAGCTCGCTCGACGAGGACGACGCCCCCCAGACACGACGCGGTCGAAAGGCTCAGGGCCGCGACGTGTTCGACGAGGACGACGCCACCCCGAGCAAGGGCAGGGAGCGCGGCAACTCCGCCCGCAAGCAGGGAGCCGCAGCCGGCTGGGGCGCCTTCGACGAGATCGCAGGCAGCGGCCAGGACTTCGAGGCCAAGAACGAGATGCGCCTGGAGATCACCAAGGATCCCCAGCTCATCCGCCTGCTGGAGCCCGAGCCGTTCGACTCCTACGAGTACCACTACGTCCGGGAGATCACCTCCGGCAAGCGCTCCTTCCGAGGGCTCGCGCCGAAGGACGACTGCCCGCTCTGCGACGACCTCGACCACTACGGCCGCAAGGTCGCCACCTTCAACGTCGGCGTCTGGGACGAGGACGACAAGAAGTGGATCCACAAGGTCTGGGAGGTCGGCATCCGTGCCGCCCGCACCCTCCAGGCCATCGCCAAGGACCCCAAGAAGGTCGGGCGGGACCACGTCGGCGACCTCACCGCGCCGCAGCTCTACATCGCCGTCCACAAGACGGGCAAGGGCACCAAGACCGAGTACCACGTCGAAGCCGTCAAGGCCCGCGACGTCGACTCCGACTGGGACGCCGACGAGCTGAGCGACGCCGACCACGAGCGTCTGTCCAAGTCCTGCTACTCGGAAGCCTGGGAGCGCCACTGCACCCGCGCCGAGCTGGAGGCGGCCGTGCAGAAGGTCCTCAACGGCGTGGACGACGACGAGGACGACGACTAGACCACCTGACCGGCCGCTCCCCACCTGTCTCCCTCCTCCGGGTGGGGAGCGGCCACCCCGCAGCGAAGGAACACGCATGCCGATCCTCGGCCTGTGCGCGGGATTCGGCGGCCTAGAAATCGCGGTTGAGGAACTCACTGGCGAGCGCGTCGCCTACCTGGCAGAGATCGACCGCTACGCCGCCCAGATCCTTGCGCACCACCACCCCGACATCCCCAACCTCGGGGACATCACCTCCATCGACTGGGCCGAACTCATCGGCCAGGTCGACATCATCTGCGCGGGCTTCCCGTGCCAGGACATCTCCAACGCAGGACACAGGAAGGGCATCGATGGCGAGAAGTCGGGCGTCTGGCGAAACGTCGCCGAAGCCGTTCGCGTGCTTCGACCGCGACTCCTCTTCCTGGAGAACGTGTCCGCCATCGCCCGACGTGGACTCGACCGAGTACTCGGGGACCTGGCCGCGATCGGGTACGACGCGCGATGGATGTGCTTTCGAGCTTCCGAAGTTGGAACTGCACACCACCGGGACCGATGGTTCTGCGTCGCCTTCCCTTCTGCCGACGCCCCTGGCACGGGACTGGAAAGCCGGCACGGGCAACCGGCACGGGAAGATGAGCCGACCTCTGAGCGAGGTAGCTCTTCTCCTTCCGGCGGAACCTCTTCCGATGCGGGTCCTGCCGACACCGAGGGCCAGCGACGGTCCGAAGGGTGCACCGAACCAGCGGGACAGCAGCGGCAACTACACGCACTTGCCGGCGGCCGTAGTGCATCTCTTGCCGACGCCCACGGCGTCCGACGGCAAGGGCGGCGCGGGACACGCCCCCGGCTCGACTGGGTCGATGAACCTGCGGACCCTCGTCACTCACCTACCGAGTGGTGGGGCGAGTACGCGCCGGCAATCCACCGATGGGAAGCCATCACCGGAGTTCCGGCGCCGTACCCGACCGAAATTGGGCCCAGAGGCGGACGCCGCCTGACCGCGGTCTTCGCCGAGTGGCTGATGGGCATCCCCGGACGCGTCACCAGCATCCCCGGCCTCAGCCGCTCGCAGCAGCTCCACAAGATCGGCAACGGGGTCGTCCCCCACCAGGCATACGCGGCCTACCGCCTGATCCTCCTTGAACTGTTGCTCGCCGAACGACTCCAACTCGCAGCTTGATACGGAAGGACCACGAGACGTGCGCGACGTCATCCTGACGATGGCAGACCTCGAAGAGGCTGTCGCGTACTTCTCGCGGTACGACGAGTTCGTCATCGACATCGAGACGGTCGGGTCACACCGAGGCGTCCCCGTCGCCAACGAAATCCTGTGGGTGGCCCTGGCCACCTACGGTCGCGCCGTCGTCATCCCGCTGGGACACCCCAACGGGGACCGCCTCATCAGCAAGGCGACCTGGCGCAAGAACAAGCAGACCGGGGAACGGGAGACCGTCCCCGCGGTGTGGAGCGCCCCGCCCAAGCAGCTCCGCCCGAGCCAGGTCTTCAAGGCGCTGGAGCCCCTGCTCTTCTCCAGCCGGCGAAAGGTCGCCCACAGCGCCACCTTCGACCTCGGCAGCCTCGCGAAGTACTACGGCGGGCGGATCCCGCCCAAGCCCTACGGCTGCACCCTGGTCGGCTCCTGGCTGCTCGACGAGAACCGCCTCAACGGCCTCAAGACGCTCGTAGAGAAGCGGTACAAGCACAAGTACGACACGGAGAACGTCGGCAAGGAAGTCGAGAAGCACGGGTTCACCAAGGTCGCCCGGTACGCCTACCTCGACGCCAAGTACACCTGGCTGCTGTGGCGTGCGATGTGCGGCGACCTGGTCGAGCAGGACCTCTCCCGCATCATGGCGCTCGAACTCAGCGTCACCGAAGTGCTCCTCGACATGCACCCCACGGGCGCCTGCATCGACGAGGACCGGCTCCTGGAGCTGGAGCACGAACTCGTCATCAAGCTGGAGGAGATCAAGACCCGCCTGTTCCGGGCGGCCGGCAAGGTCTTCAACGTCGGCTCCCCGCCTCAGCGTCAGGACGTCCTCTACCTGTCCAAGGCCGAGGGCGGCCAGGGCCTCAAGCCCATCAAGCTCACCGACGGCGGCAGGGCCAAGAAGCGCAACGGCGAGAAGGTCGGCTTCCGGGACTGGAGCACCGACGCGGAGACGCTGGAGGCGTACCCGGAGAACGAGGTCTGCCGGATCCTCCTGGAGTACGCCGAGGTCGACAAGCTCCTCTCGACGTACGTCTACGGCTACCTCGGCAAGGCCGACCAGCCGCGACGGGTCTTCAAGGGGCGCATCCACCCGATCTTCAAGCAGTACGGCGCCCGCACCGGACGCTTCTCCTGCTCGGCCCCGAACCTTCAGAACGTCCCGCGGCCGGGAACCGAACTGGGCACCAAGGTCCGGTCGTTGTTCGTCGCGCCCAAGGGCCACAAGCTCCTCATCGCAGACTGGGGACAGATCGAACTGCGGGTGCTCGCGCACTACCTCGGCCGCGGCGCCCTGTACGAAGGCTTCCTGGCCGGCGTGGACGCCCACACGGCCACCGCAGCCCTCGTGTTCGGCGTCTCCTGGGACGAAGTCACCAAGGAGATGCGCCAGGTCGCCAAGGGTCTCAACTTTGCGATCGTCTACGGCGCAGGCCCTGAGACCGTCGCGGCGATGGCCGGCATCAAGGTGCGCGAGGCCGAGCGCATCATGCAGATCCACGAGGAGCAGTTCCCCGAGATCTACGAGTTCAAGCGGTCGGTCGTCAACACCGTCCGCAAGCGCGAGACCCACGACCTCACCACGCTCCTCGGACGCAAGCGCCGGCTTCCGGAGATCGCCTCCGGCCTGAAGTGGCTGCGGTCCAAGGGCGAACGCCGCGCCGTCAACTCACTGATCCAGGGCTCCTCGGCCGACCTCATCAAGCTCGCCATGGTCCGGCTCCACAAGGCCATCAAGGAGAGCGGCCACGACGGCATCAAGCTCAGCCTCACCGTCCACGACGAACTCGTCGTCATCTGCCCGGAGGACCTGGTCGACGTCGGCTCCAAGCTCCTCCAGGAGGCAATGATCGGCGAGGGAATCCAGCACCTCATCAACGTCCCCCTCACCGCCGACGTCGCCGTGTGCGAGCGCTGGTCCGAAGCCAAGGATTGACAATGAGAACAATTCCCTTCGAGGTCCTCAAGGCCGAACTGGCTCAGGACCTCAATGCCGGCCGAGCGGAAAACGATCTGCTCGTCAAGAGCGGTCAGGTCGGGCGCAGCAGTGAGGTGCTCGAAATGGAGCAGCGCGAATCGACAGAGCGCCTGGCGGAAGTTGAGCCGCTCTTCCCGCTTATCGCGGTGTACGGAGCGCTCATCACCGACATTCTTTTCGGAGGTATCCTGGACACCTCTGATTTGGAAGACGACCCGGCTGAGTACTCGGCGTTCCGCACGGACTACCAGGCCATTCTGACCTCCTCTGTCATCGCGGTGCTTTCCAACCTCAACGACAAGGGCCTCATCCAAAGCGGAGTGGTGTAGTGAGTAACTTCTGGAACAAGCACCTCGGCGCCCCTGCGCCTGCCTACCAGCCGCCTGCGCAGCCGTACCAACAGCCGTACCAGCAGCCGCCGGCTCCGTACCCGGCCCAGTTCGAGCAGCAGGCTCCACCACCCCGCCAGGCCGCACACGCCCGGAACTCCGAGATGTGCCCGGAATGCGGCGGCAGCAACTACTTCGCCATCCCCACGGAACCGCGGGCCGGCAAGCGCTGCTACGAATGCGGCTATCCCAAACTCCACTCGACCTCCGGACTCACCATCAAGTCCGAGGGCAAGGCAACCCCCGCGCGACAGACGGCGGCCAATAAACAAGGCGGCTTCTCGATGACCGTAGTCGGCCGTCTCGGATAACCGGAGAGCAATTGAGTACCATCCTCAACCCGGACGGAACCCTCCAGGACCCGTACCGGAACTACATAGCGCTGTCCCGATACGCGCGGTACGTAGAAGCCGAATCACGCCGGGAGACGTGGGCGGAGACCGTGGACCGGTACTTCGCGTTCATGACCAAGCACCTGGCCGACGAGTTCGACTACCGTCCGGACAAGGACCTGCTGTACGCGATGCGCCACGCGGTCCTCCAGCACGACGTCATGCCGAGCATGCGCGCGGTGATGACAGCCGGCGAAGCACTCGAACTGTCCAACATCGCCGGCTTCAACTGCTCGTACCTCCCCTTGCAGGACCTGCGCGCCTTCTCCGAACTGCTCTTCATCCTGATGAACGGGACCGGCGTCGGTTACAGCGTCGAGAACCACTACGTCTCCCAGCTCCAGGTCGTCCCCGACCTCCTGCGGCGGGTACCGGAGATCGTCATCACCGTCGGAGACAGCAAGCTGGGATGGGCGGAGGCGTTTGACGAGCTACTGCGCCTGGTGTGGCTGGACGGCATCATCCCCAGCATCGACACGAGCGAGGTACGGCCGGCAGGCGCGCGCCTGCGCACCTTCGGCGGCCGTGCGTCCGGCCCCGAACCCCTCCAGGACCTCTTCGACTTCACGATCAAGCTCCTGCACGGCGCGGCCGGCCGTCGCCTGCGTCCGATCGAGGCCCACGACCTCGCCTGCAAGATCGCATCGGTGATCGTGGTGGGTGGCGTACGACGCTCGGCGATGATCTCGCTGTCCGACCTCGCCGACCGGGAGATGGCCGAGGCCAAGTCGGGGGAGTGGTGGAAGGACCACCCCTACCGCCAACTGGCCAACAACAGCGCTGTGTACTCGGACGACATGAGCCGCGAGGATTTCGACGTCGAGTGGGCCAGCCTCGTCGCCTCGGGCTCGGGCGAGCGCGGTATTTTCCACCGCGGCGCCGCCCAGCGGCAGGCGGGCAAGTACGGCAAGCGGGATGAGGACGTCATGTACGGGACAAACCCGTGCAGCGAGATCATTCTGCGTCCGTTCAGTTTCTGCAACCTCTCGGAGGTCGTGGTCCGCGAGGACGACACCAAGGAAACGCTGGCCCGCAAGGTCGAGCTGGCGACGATTCTGGGCACGTGGCAGAGCACGCTGACCGACTACCCCTTCCTGCGTGACGAGTGGCGCCAGAACGCCGAGGAGGAGCGCCTCCTGGGCGCTTCCCTCACCGGGGTCTTCGGCTCCGATCTACTGGTCACCCAGTCGGCCGTGAAGCGCAACGAGCTGCTCGACGAGCTGCGGGAACTGTCGTCCTCGGTCAACGCCGAATACGCCGACGAGCTGGGCATCAACCGATCCCACGCGATCACCTGCGTGAAGCCGTCCGGGACCGTCTCGCAGCTCACGGGGGTCTCCTCGGGCCTGCACACCTGGCACAGCGAGTACTACATCCGCCGCGTCCGGGCCGACAAGAAGGACCCGCTGTCCCAGCTCATGCAGACCTACGGCGTACCGTGCGAGGACGACGTCATGAGCCCGAGCAACAACGTCTTCTCGTTCCCCATCGCGGCGCCGGCCGGCGCGATCACTCGCGACCAGGTCACCGCGGTCGACCACCTGAAGCTGTGGCTCGATGTCCAGCGGCACTGGTGCGATCACAAGCCGTCGGTGACCATCTCGGTACGCAACGAGGAGTGGGACGAGGTCGGGGAGTGGGTGTGGAGCCACCTGTCCGAGATCAGCGGCGTCAGCTTCCTGCCCCACTCGGACCACACCTACCAGCAGGCGCCGTATGAGGAGTGCTCGCGCGAGGCGTACGAGGAGCTGCTGAGCCGTATGCCGGCAGAGATCCACTGGGAGGACCTGCCGTTCTGGGAGGTCGAGGACTCCACGGTCGGCAGCCAGGAACTGGCGTGCACGGCCGGCGCGTGTGAGGTCGTCGACCTCGTCGCCTGACCCGCAGACACACAGCAGGGGCCACATCGCACAGGTGTGGCCCCTGCTGCGTTCCTGCGGCGTCAGCGGGCTCGCTGGGGCTTCATGGGGACGTAGGGGATGAGCACTGCGCACGCGAAGGCCAGCGCTCCGCACACGCCGAATGCCGTCGCCGTCTCGGTCCCCCCGAACGGGAGGACGAGGTGGTGCAGGACTGCCCCCGATATGACTGCGTAAAGGCTGAGCCCCGCGTAGACGATGCCCATGGTTCCAGCGCAGGCGGCTGACCAGAAGCCGGCTGACACGCGGAGTCCCAGATCCTTGGCGCCGAGTCCGAGAAATGAGAAGCCCAGGGTGACGCCGATGCACGCCAAGATCACGTAGCTGAAGTAGATGCACGCGTACGCGACGGGCCTGTTGCACAGCGGTCCGTGCCGAGCGAGGTCGGCGACAAGGAACCGCAGGCTGGTCCCTGTGTACTTGCTGGCCTGCGGCGACTGGGCGAACAAGAGGACCATGGAGCCGGCCACAGCCGCGGTGATGACGCCTATGGTCAGAAGCGACACGGTGAAGGCGACACCCCGGAAGATCCACCAGGACAGCAGCGCCAGGATCATGACGAGCAGGCCGAGTACCGCCGTGCCCGATATGAACATGGCGAGGCCCGTGATGCCCGTGGCCTCAGCGAACGGCCGCACGATGAGGGGGTCGGCGAAGGCGATGGCGACGGTCGCGAACGCAGTGGCGGTGCAGGCGAGGCTGGCCCCGATCACGGTGCTGCGGTGGCCAGCCTTGTTGCGGGAGCGGCGGAAAAGCTCGGCGGTAGCTATGAGTCCAAGGACGAGCGACGCCGAGTAGAACGCGCTTTTCAAGCTAGGGCTCCAGTGACTTTGCAGCGCGTCGTGCAGCCTCGGACATACGGCGACGTCCGGGCCGCCTCGGCGGCTCGGGAGGTGGGGGGAGGGGATGCGTTGGGGGGTCGCCTGCTTCACTCACACGCGCTGCGACCAGAGCCTCGACGTCGGCTAGGTCAGCAGGGCTCAGGCGCTGCATCGCGGTAAGCAATTCACGTATCCGAGGGTTACCGAACATTTGAACCGAAGGCAAATCGGACACATCGTACAGCGAAAAGAAGAATCCGGGCGAGACTGCCAGCGCTGCCGCCAGGTCCTCGACGGTCTTCATGCGGGGGTTGTCGTTGGTGCCGTCCGCGATCTTCCCCACGGTCGCGTGCGACATCCCCTCCCCGTGTGCCTGTGTCTCCGCCGCGAGCGAGCGGGTGGTCCACGGCTTGCCGTCCGGGCCCTGTGTGTGGTCCATGAGCCAGGACACCTTGGACGCCAAAGATCTGTCGCTCAAGAGGTGGTCTCCCTGCTGGTGGGCGGCCGGTCATGTCCGCCGTCGTAAACCGTGGCCAAGGATTGGATCACCGCAACCTACCCGTCTCTACACAGGATCCGACTATTGGAAAGTTTAGTTGACAACCACGCCTCACGCGCCGCATCCTCAGGAAGTGGACGTTGACCGCCGGCACGCGCCGGCTGGTCCTTCTGTTTCTCAGGGGGCGGCCTGCGGCGTCCGGTCGGCATGGAGCGGTCATGGTGGAGATTGAGGGTGGGCTGGGCCTGCGAGTGCCCGCTTCGGTGGCTGAAGTCATGGATGAAGTCCTGACGAGTGAGGCGCTCGCGAACGCTGTCGAAACGGGCCTCGTCAAGTGCATGGTGCATCTCGGTACCGGCGCTGTCACCTACCAGCTCGCGAGAACGATCCTTCCCGTCTGAGTCCAGCCCCCGCAGACGCCGCCCCCGGCCGCCACCCCCTGGCAGCCGGGGGTTTTGTTTTGCCCGGATTCTGTGATCGATCCGTGATCCTCACGAGCAACTCGACTCCATGTGCCTGGAACGCTCGGGCGCCTAGTGTCCTACTTGAACAACAAGTTGACGAACAACTTGTGGAACAAGAAGGGGGGCGTCGTGGCAGTGTCGGCAGAGGCGCTCGCGCTCGTGGCCCAACTGAACAAGAAGTACGGGCCCGAGACGATGATCATGGCCTCCGACATGCGGATCGCTCCACCATTCGCCACGGGCAACCTGCCGCTCGACATCATCCTCGGCGGAGGTTTCGCGGCGAACAAGTGGACCGAGATCATCGGGTTCGAAAGCAGCGGCAAGACGACCGTCGTACACAAGACGATCGCGAACCAGCAAGCCAAGAACCCCGACCACAGCACCCTGTGGGTCGCGGCAGAGGACTACGACTTCGACTGGGCGCAAAAGCTCGGCGTCAACACCGACCAGGTGATCGTGGCGGAGACCAACGCCATGGAAGAGGCGTACGAGGTCATGCTCGACTTCGCCGGCTCCCGCTCGGTCGACGCCATCGTGCTCGACAGCTACCCGGCGCTCGTCCCTGACGAGGAAGCCGCGAAGGCGATGGACGAGCTGTCGATCAGCCTCGGTGCCCGCGTCACCAACAAGTTCTTCCGGAAGGCCGGCAAGGCGACCAAGCGCAGCCACATCACCGACGAACGCGCGGTCATGGGCATCGTCATCAACCAGTGGCGCGAGAAGGTCGGAGGCTTCAGCCCCCAGGGCACCCCCAAGACCACTCCCGGCGGCCTCGGCAAAAATTTCGCCTACTGGACCAGGCTCGAAGTCTCCCGAGCCGAGTTCCTCGACGAGGCGACCCCCGGCAAGGGCAAGGCCCGCGTCGGCCAGGCCATGAAGTTCAAGACGGTCAAGCACAAGTCGGCCGGCCCGCAGAAGACCGCCGAGACGCACTTCTACTGGGACGACTCGCCCTCGCGCGGCATCACCGCCGGCAACTGGGACGTGGTCCGGGACCTCATGACCTGGGGCGTCTACCACGACGTCATCAAGCGCCGTGGCCGCTACTTCGACTTCGGCGACCGCACCTGGGACCTCAAGGACGGGATCATCGACTCCCTCCGCGCCGAACTCGACCTACAGGACGAGATCGCCGCAGCCGTCCTCCAGCGGGCATTCCACCCCGACGCACCGGAGATCGCCGCGTGATCGCGGCCCTGGCCGCTCTCGCCCTCGTTGAAGCGGTCTACATCATGTTCGTCTCCTGGCGGGCCAGTCGATTCCTCAAAAGGAAGTCCGACGAAATCGACCAGCTCCTGGACATGATTCGAAAGAGGCTCGCAGGTGACGAACCGCGGCCTTAAAAGGTCCCAGCGGCAGGAAAAGGGCCTAGCCAAGAAGTACGACGGCAAGGTCAGCCCCGGATCAGGCAACGGCTGGATTCACAAGAACGACGTCCGAAACGACGAGTTCTCCTTCGAGGCCAAGACCACAGAGAAACGCCAGTACCCCCTCAAGGTCGACGAACTCGTACTCGCCGAACGCAACGCACTGCTCTCCGGGAGAGAAATGGTCTTCGTCATCGAGATGGGAGGGAGGAACTGGATGGTGCTCTCCCAGGAAACCTTCGACACCATCCTGGAGAACTGAGTGGCCCTCTTCTCCCGATGCTCGGCTCCCGACTGGACCGGCGGTGATGACCCCGAATTCGAGGCCAAGTGCCGCAAGTACCAGACCCCCTCCCGTGATTACGACCCGTGGTTCGACGACCTCCGGGAAGCCGCCTCGATCTGTAATGGCGACACCGACGGGAACGTCTGCCCGATGCGGCAACGCTGCCTGGACTGGGCCATGAAGAACTGCGAACGCTACGGCGTATGGGGCGGAATGCTTCCCAACGACCGAGCCAAGCTCCGCAAGAAATACCGCAACCAGGAGAAACCGGAGACGTGGCCATGGCAGCCCCCAAGCGAAAGGCTCCCCGAGCCGTAAAGCGACGGGCCCCGATACCCACCAACCTCTCCGACTTCCTGAGCGAGAAGCGCGGAGCCGGCGAAGAGAACTTCCTCGGCACCATCCGCACCCACATCGTCGAGAAGAACAAGGCCGACAACTCCCGCCGGCAGGACATCATCCACCCCTCGGAGATGGTCAAGGACGACTGGTGCCCCAAGGCCACGTTCCTGCGCATCACCACGGGCGTCCACCACAAGCAGTCCTTCGGATTCCAGTCGCTGAACATCTTCGACACCGGACACGAGTCCCACCGAAAGTGGCAGAACCGGGCCTGGGACATCGGCTGGCTGGAGGGCATGTTCAAGTGCCTTCACTGCTGGGTCACCTGGTGGGACCGCAGCCCCAAGAACTGCCCCACACCTGACTGCAAGAGCAAGGCGATGGAGTACGCCGAAGTACCGCTCTCGGCCGAAGGCAGCCACCTGATCTCCGGCCACAGCGACGGCATGCTCACCCCGGCCCGGAGCCTGCTGGAGATCAAGACGGTGGGGGAGGGGACAGTCCGTTTCGAGGAGCCCGAGCGCCTCGCGAAGTACCTGGTCACACTCCCGGACGGCAGCAAGATGGTCGACCTGCCGGCCATGTGGTCATCCATCAAGGTCCCGTTCCCGAGCCACATCCGCCAGGGCCAGATCTACCTCTGGCTGGCACAGCGCCAGGGACACGACGTCGACCGGATGACCTACGTCTACGAGTCGAAATTC